CAGGATCCGATTAAAAACTGTTTTTACAACGCATTACAATCAAGTAAAACAGACTCTGATTGCCTTCTACGTCCTATACTCAGTGGAAGCAAACTTCGATGTGCGACAATTCAGAATGCAAGCATAGCCTATACGGCCAGATGCTTAAATGCAGTCCTCATGCCTTACACCAAAAGGTTCGCAACCACCAAAGACGCCCTTAAAGGAAAGAAGGTTCTCAAAATCCATAATAATGACAAACGTCAACAATTATTCGTGTACTCTGCTGATTTCTCTAAATCTACCGATTACTTCTCTATTGAGCTAGTAAAACGTGTCCTGCTTCGTGTTGGATATAACATAGAAAATAAACCACTCTGGTTTGCCGAAGCAATAGAGCAGCTCATTAAAACATATCGTATCCAATGTAACGAAACAAAACAGGCTGGGATTATGAGATGCGGAGCTCCCATGGGACTTGGACCGGGATGGACAGCACTGTGTATCGTCAACGCTTTCGCCGCTTATGAAGCGGGAGCGAGAAAAAGGAACCACATAATATGTGGCGACGATCTGGCAGCACTTTGGTCAGAGGGAGTGATCAGTCAGTATGAATTAATTGTTGGAAAACTCGGATTGGTACTTAATAAAACTAAATCTTATGTATCTAAATCTTCTGGTGTCTTTTGTGAAAAATTCGGAGAACGAAAGGGCGCTTCAATTAAATTTACTTATAGCGTAGGCATCGGTCAGGCATCCGGATGCAAATCACTGGACGGGAAGTTCTCAAGACTCGCGGTAACTGGTTTAAATCAGGTAACAAAACTGTCGAAACAATTCTGCCACCCTCGTATAAAAGAGCTAGCAAGGAGAACGTTAAAAGGACTCACAGTAAATGCAAAGATTCCGGGATCGTTCGAGCAATGTGGTGGCGGTTCTGAAAAACCGTTTAGCGGTGTCGACTGCATAAGATATGCAGTCTTCGGCCCACTAAATGTGACTCACGACAGAAACAAGAAGAACGAAGCAGTAGCAGCAGCTCGAGCCGTCATCAGAAAGAGTACTCCAATAATTAACGGTATACCCGCTCAAGAAGTCTTAATCTCTGTAAACAAAGCAGTAAGACTAGAACAGGCACAACATCAACCATTGGATCTCGTAATGGATAGATTCGCGGAGAAACGCATATTCCTCTCAAAAAGACTAAACCTTATGACTTTCGACATAAAGAAAATAATTAAGAAAAGAGGTGGTCTCATCGGTGCGATTCGTGATGTATTTAATAACGACTCGTACACGCCGTACGTGTGGACGACGCCTAAGTTGCTTAGGAAGATCGAACACTGTTTCCGAAGAAAAGCATTCGCAACGGCAATGAAGGCACTTTCGAACTC